TACGAGATTCCTCTACGTCTCGTGGGCTCGGAGATGTGTATAAGAGACAGGCAGAATGTCTTGATTGTTCACTTGATTATTTAGTTACCGGAAAAGAGCACCATTCAGTTGTCGAGGAGGCAACAAAAGACTTGGCTCTATCGAAAATGGATAGCAAAATCAAGGACTACGCGTTGAAATTATCTAAATTGTCGGATAAAGAGCAAGAAAATATTATGAATTTAATAGATATGATGTATGAAAATACTCAAAATAAATTAAATTAATAAGAAAGGTGGTATTTTATTATGAGTAAAACTGTTAAATGTCCTAAATGGGGTTGTGATGGTGTTGGCATACCTGTTGATACCAAGAAAAAATTCTCATTCGGTAAAGCGCTTGTTGGCAACACAGTAGGTGGTCTCTTCGGACCTGTCGGTGCCGTTGTCGGTACTGCTACCGGAATTAAAGGCAAGAACGGCAAAACAAAGTTTGTGTGTTCAAAGTGCGGTAACGTTTGGGAAAAGAAAATATAACCACAAGGCAGAGTTTTTACTCTGCCTCTATTTTTCCTTTAATAAATATGTACAAGTACAATAACAGGTCTTTATCTTCCAAGCCCTCAATCATTTTAATTATTTCATCCTTATATTCCATACAATGCCACCTCCGATACATCAATTATAGAACATTTGTTCTTAAACGTCAATAAGGACGGCAGAAAAATCCACCGCCCTACCGAAACTTGAAGAGTTCTCTTATTTGAGAACATCATTAGTCTAGCATTGGAAAAATAAATATTGTGTCGAATATTGACAATTGATTTCTAAAAGAATAAAATAGGATAAAAGAACTAGAAAGGGGATTTTTTATATGAAAAGATACAGAGAATACTGCATTAACAATCATTATGTTAATATTGGTGATTTAGATAAGTATTATCAAGGCAATATGGAAATGGTCTGTAGGCATATCGAGAGTAACTATCTCGTTGACCGCAAGACTTCAAACTATTATGTAAATTTATACATACAAGATAAGCCGTTTAAAAAGAAAGATTCTGTATTAAGCACAATAGCTATTTGCTTTTGCCTACCGCTTATACTATGCGCACCACTTTTTCTTGATGTAATATGTATCATAACAGCACTGATACTTGCTATCATTGATTTAGCTCTTAAGAGTTCAGAACAAATTCCAAAGCGTCATGTTGGCTCGATTGTTGCTATTGTGATATGTGTTCTTTCTGCTTTAGGATTGATTTTTGTAGACCATTCAAGTACTGACACCACTAAAAGTGGCAAGAAGTCCAATAATCAAGTTGAAAGTGAAATAGAAACCGAGACAGAGGGTGATTCCTCGCAAGATTATCAAAGGATTGAAGCTCGTGTCGGAGAGGGAATAACTTATCAAGACAACATAAATGTAACTTTAACTAATTTTTATGAAAATACGAATTATGATTACGAAAAGCCTAAAAGTGGATATAAATATGTTACTTTTAGCTTTCAGGTGGTAAATAATAGTGACGAAACATTTAGTTTTTCTTATACTAATGCAACCGGATATGCTGATAACGTGCAAGTCGAAAACAAGCTTTATTTGACTGACAGCTCTTCGATTTTAGAGCTTTCACCGGGTAGAACCGGAAATGTCGATATATCGTTTGAAGTTCCAACAAACGCACAAAGTATTGAAATGGATTACAATTTCAATCCATTCGCAGATGATGTTGGAGTATTTATAGGACAATAATCAGAGAGGGAAAGTTCCCTCTCTTTTTTATTCTAATTGCGAAGTAATGTACTCATATTCCTCTTGCGATATTTTACCGCTTGCCACTCTGTCGAGCAATTCTTCCTTGGTTACTCTGTCGCTCTCGTATAGCCTTTTAAGACTTTCAACTAATATTCTCATATTAAAGCACCCCCTCATCCATTAACTGCCTTGTATAGTTGTCTATTGCTTCTTCATCGGAGTGCTCGTTAATCTCTTTTGCCTGTTCCATAGCAATAAGATACTGTGAGTATTCGTCCTGTGTCAGCTCTCGCTCCTCGTACTCCCAATGCTTAGGCTTGTAAGTAAAATCGTCCTCACTCCCTGTTGCTTCAACCGATTTAATATTTTTTCGCTGATAAACGATATTCGGAGAAGATGTTGTGTCAATGTCAAGCGGCTTGTCCGATTGCATACTCTCTACGAGCTTGTATTCTGTCATATTCAATACACCTTGCCTTTCTGTCTACTGTTGAAATTTTGTGTTTTAGTTTTCCGAAATCTATAAATGGTTTAATATGTTCCCTGTAATAATCGTAAATATCGCAATTTTTAATCCACGCAAGAGCAGAAACCATTTGTTTTGAGTCAAATATTGTAACCTTTGTTTTTTGCCATATTCTAACTGCCTTAGCTCTTATTTTCTTAAGGATTGTTTTTCTTAAGGTAGTTCTATTCCTATAGAATTTATATCCCATAAAATCAAGTGGTCTGCCATATGTTGCTGGCTTTCCGTTCTTGCCGACATATGGATTTCGGGGCAAATAGTGAAAACGAAATATCTGCCAGTTCACCTTGACTATCAGCCCTAATTCTGCAAGCCTGTTGTCAATCACGGCTTTTACCTGGTGCAATTTCTTTTTGCTTGCACAAAATATAGCCATATCGTCAACATAGCGTGCATATTTCAGTTCGATACCGAGTGATTTGATTTCATGGTCAAGCTCACTTAAATACCAGTTAGCAAACCATACAGAGGTATAAAAGCCAAGTGGTAAGCCATTCGGCACGCAGTATATAACATTTTCAACAATCCGCATGAATTTAAAATCTTTGATTTTAGATTTAAGCTTTTCAATTAATTTATCCTGTGGAATACTAGCGTAAAATTGCTTCACATCAAGCTTATAACAATATTTAATGGTCTTACCGCCTTGCCTTATCCATTTGCATATACATTTCTTGCCATACGCACCGCCACGCTTAGGAACCGAGCCATAACTATGCTCATACATTCCCTTGTTAAACATGGGCTTAAGCACGTTTACTATCATGTGATGTACTATTGACTCCATAACTGTCGGTATTACTATCTTACGTTTCTTTCGTGATATTCCGTCATATATTTCTTTGGGCTTATGCTCAAAAGGTGTGAAGTTAATCGCATATTCTCTAATTTTGGGTATGTATGTATCAAGGTCTGCTAAAATTTTCCTAACCTTGTTTCTTCTCTTTTTACCCTTAGAGAAATTCTTAATTGCAAGTATTATATTTTCGTCTGAAATAAATTCAGCATATAGATTTCTGTATGTTCTCATACGTATTCTCTTCCTATCCTCTCTACCACGTTCGACCATATCCTACTACTAGCAGTAGCTTGCATCGAGTTAATTTTTACCAAGGGGTACGGAATTTAGTCTGCATTCATTTTATTCCATGAATGATAGGTACAGAAGCTCCGATGTTCCACCTCGCATTACCAGCCTCGTTGTTCAAGTTCACGTAAAACGTGCCGCAATGGCGGCCGTTGTTCAGGTTGCCACCGAAAAGAGCAAAGGCGCAGACTAAATCCCTTATATAAAATTAACTACACACGTTTATAGTTACAAATTTTCTTAGGAGAAACGCGGTTTCTCCCTTTCTGCTTAGGCAGAAATTTCCTCTTCCCTGTTGCAAGTTATTTGTAGGAAAGAGAAGCTCCGAAGTTCCACCTCGCATTACCAGCCTCGTTGTTCAAGGCCACGCAAAACGTGCCGCAAAAGCGGCCGGAGTACAGGGCGCCACCGAAAAGAGCAAAGGCTATAATTGCAATGTCAAACCAACAACCATCAGGATAATAGGTCGATGATGAGCCTGTAATTGATGTTGGGAACATGCCTAATGCCGTATATAGCATATCTTTGATATATCCACCACTTGTACCACTAGGAGTTGAATTAGGTATCTCAATATATCCTGTTCCGTCAGTGTTGTAGTTGGTTGCACTACTTCCGTCTTTTACGGATGGGGATAATTTAACCTTTGCCGTACCATTAGCAAGGATAAGCCCAACTGTTCTTCGCCACTGATTGCCATAATAATTCTCCATACCGAATACTTTAACTCCGGCTTTTCCGGCATTTTCGCCCCAAAATAAGCCTTTGCTATTCATTGTGCCGGTCTTAAGCAATAAGTTTTCATCACTGGCATTTTCGCTCATGCCTCGTCCGAATACATCTTGTGTGTCGGTAGATTTTCCCATGATGATAAGTAAAATATTAAGCAAGAGCCTGTCAACGTACTGCTCGATTTCATAGCCTGTACCATTAGCTCTTGCATATGTCATTTCTTGACTGGCTGTTTTTGATTTGATAACTGTTTGACCGCTTATTGAGCGTAGCTTATTGTTGCTGTCAAGCGAGCCATTATAAATTGGTGTGTAAAAATGAGATTTTTCATTGCCGTTAATATCAATGAAATTCAGATTTTTAAAATCTTTATCAGCTTGGTAGTTGGCAACATAAAGGCTTGCACTGTTTGGATTGCCTTTGTCGGGTGCAATTTTCCACCATATAATGTCTGTGCCATTGCCCCATTCCATCATAGCATTTCCATCGTAATCAACGTTTGCTATATCCGACGCACTGCCATCTATTTTTTTAGCCAAGTCGTTTTCATTGAGGTAATAGTCGACCTGTCCATTCGTTTTAAGCATACATGGTCTTGGCATAAAAAAGGCATTCGCCCATGAGCCGTAATCAAAAGTTCCGCTTGTGAAATTCATGTGTGCCGGAGTCATACCTACTGCGTCTGCTAAATATCTGACTCTAGTTTTTGGGTTACTATCCGCACTGTTGATGTGAACACCATAAATAACTCTTCCCTCGCTTAATTTTGTGCCAAGGGCTTTAATACTCTCAACAATTGCTTGCCCTGTTGTGTCTGATATAATGTCTATTCCGCTCATATCTAATCCTCCTTGCTTACATTGAGTAATCCGGCACTTGTCACGGAAAAAGTAATACCTCTTCCGTTTGCTTTTTGCTCGACAAGTCCGGCTTGCTGTTCTGCTCTTTGCGCGGCTTCATTTGCAGCCTTTGTAGCTGCGTTTGCTTGACTTACCGCCGTATCAATCTTTCCTGAAGCTTGTGCGACCTCGTTTGCTTTTTGTGAAGCGGTTTGCGCTGATTTTTGAGCCTGTGAAGCAGAACTGCTTGCTGAGGTAGCTTTTTCTGTCGCAGTTTGTGCTGATTCTTGAGCCTTTTCTACCGATTCTGCCATGCCGTCAAGATAACCCTGAATAAGTCTTTGAATTTCAACGTCAAAATCCTCAACAGTTCCCATTCGCTTAACTATTCCGGGTGCGAAACACATCCATATCTGCTGTTTTTTTGTGTCGGAGTCAGTCGATACCGCCCATTCTCCGGCTTTCATTTTTAAGGGGTCAAACTCCGCGTATGCCCCTCGTCTCATTTGAATTGCCATAAGCTATACCTCACTTTCGTCAATGCCTAATTTCTGACACAATCTTGAAAACTTATCTTCCAATTCATCTATGCGTTTTTGCATCTTATCAATCTTCTGCTCGTCTCCGGCAAGTCTTAAGATTAGGAATTGCTCATAGTTCATGCCATAGTACAGTGTATCATCATCCGATGCTGCTTTGTTTTGGAAAATCATATTGAGGTTTTCATCGACATGTCCTTTATCTTTAAGATTCTCGATTATATCCTGCGCCATTGCTCCAAAATATAGCGGCTTGTCTGAATATCCTTGTCTGTTAAGATTGTATTGGAATAAATCAACCGAGCCTACTGCATCAATATAATCTTGATTAATTGCTTTAATATTCTTTTTTAAGCGTTTATCTGATGAACTCCATACCCAAGTAGCATCAACTTGGAAACTTAAGGCACTGCCATTCCAACCGCAATGGTATGTATGACCTGTTGCATCGCCACACATTGCATATCCTCTATCGGTTTCTCTAAATTTATCAGAGCCTATCTCTTGAGCATACATTGTCTGTGCACCTATAGAGCCTGTGGCTCCATAAAGTGTAATCAAATTCTCATCATTTTTAACAATTCGCAAGACTGCACCATTCATCCAAAGCTCATAATTGTTTCCTGAATTGTCAGTGGCCGTTAAATCAATCGTTGAATTACTTAAATTTCCGTCCAGTGCAATACTCCCACCGGACATATTAAAATTTGAAGCGGTTACTTTTCCATCACTATCAACTGTAAACACTCCATTTCCAATATCAATTGTTCCGCCAACAATATTCTTGCCGGTAATTGTTGTTCCTGTGATGTCCTCAGCGTCAACTGAACCGGCCTTAACATCAAGTGCATTTACATAGCTTGTAGTCACTGTGTCTTTGGTTATCTGAGTGACTTTAGCAGTAGTGTCAGCCACATTATCCCAAGCAATTTTCACACTGCTATCAAGTGTCAAGCCTTTATTGTCAAGGGTGACCAGTGTTTTACCTTTTGCATCCTTAACATACTGCACACCACTTACATTGTTTTCCCCGCCTAAAGTAAGTGTTCCACCATGCGCCCAGTCAAAATTAATGCCAATAGCTGACATAATATTGAAAATAGCGTTTCCGTCTTTATCAATTCCGGCATTCCACGTTTTACCATAGTCACTTGATACAGCCATGCCATTAGCCGTCATTTTCCACTGTATGTTGCTCGAATTAAGGTCGGCTTTATTGTGCATGATGTAAATAATCGAGCCATCCTCTTGCTTCTGTTCAGTCTTAAAAAGCCCGAGCGATTGAGACATTAGCTGTGTCAGCAATTGCATTTGCTTGTCATATACACTTAGTTGTGCCTGTGCAACTTTCCTGGCCTGTACGATAGCCTTTGTCTCATTACTAAATTTATCAGCACTATTTCTTGAAGCATTTTCAGCATCACACGAAATTTTAGTGCCACTTCCAACTGTAAATGTTCGGTTAGAAATAAAACAGCTATAAGTATTCTGCTTGCGGTCCGTCACAAGTGCCACATCTCCGCTTTCAATCAATGGGTTTGACAAGAGTGTAGCATCAAGCGGCCTGAACCTCATGCCACCGATTCTTTTGAAGATATAATTTGCAACTGCCTGTGCCTTGTCTGCCGAAATAAACGGATTATCAGAGATTGAGACTGCATATCCCTCTTTTCCGGCAAGTACATTAACATCTTTTGTCTTGTCCTCTTTTGAGGTTACAGTTACCTTTACCCCGGTGATAACAACATCATCGGTCGCAACATTCAAGTCTTTTTGCGTGTAGATGTTGTGATAGTTTCTCGCTTCTGTAAATGTTCCACCATCAGCAGTATCTCCACTTGAATAGTCGGTGAAATTTCCACCATTCAGTGCATCTCCGTCAGAGTATGGTGTAGTTTTTGTACTAAAAGTTCCACCATCGTAGCCTTTACTGTCAAACTGACTCATATCATACCATCCGATAAGTAATTCGCCATCGTGACCGCACTTGCCCCATAATCCACTTAACTGTAAGATGTAAGCTATTACCTGTCCATATGTGAGTTTTTGATTGTCACTTGGTATCTCGTTAATCGTGTAGTCAGAGTTATCGAATCTCGCCATAGTAAAAGGTACATCGCACTTAATACAAGCGTCTCTGACTACCTCATATGCTGTCGTAGGGTAGCTTAAATTACTATCGTACTCGCGATTGAAATTGTTAATATTGTCAAGGCAAGTAAGCGTTATGAGTGAGCCATCATAACTTGTTTCGCTGACTCTATACTCACCGATTTTTAGTTTTTCACTTGTGCCATCAGAAAAGCTTTTTGAAACATATGTTGTTACGCTTGCCTTATCAAAATCATACTTGCTGTAATCTTCATAAATATTATTCAGCTTAATTTTCAGTTTTCCAGCAATCAAAGCCCCAATTGTGAAAGTGCCATTGCTCGATGTTGAGTCATTAACCTCGAAGCCATTCGCCCACAGCTCACTGTCGCTAATAGGGATTTTTTCACCACTTGCCGTAACTATGTCGGCAAAGCAATTTACGTTTATATCATTGTCAAGCATTACTGCCCTTTGCCATTTAGCTGATACGTTTAGCATTTAATCACCGCCTTATTCTTCTATGAGAGGAAAGCTTAATACCTCATACCTCTTATTGCCAACAGTCCATATCTTGATAGGTGCGCTTCTATCACCTACATAGAATGTGCGTGTTTCATCAGTGCCACTCATAGCATCAGGATATGTTACTCTGATATATTCGGGGTTTACCATTTGAAGTATCTTTGCTGTCCTAGCCTTGTCTGTACCATTCCACGACAATTTAATTTGCCGTTTCTGCGCTATTCTATTCTTGTGCATTTTGCCGTCTTGTGTTCGTCCACTATCACTTGCAGACACATCAATCAAGCCCCATTCAAAGCTTGATGGAGTAGGTAATTCCACTCCGTCTACTAACATCATTGCCATATTGTTACCTCGCAAAAAGACACCCACGCAAGGGTGAGTGTCTTAGCCAAATTCATTTGCTACAATATATCGTTGTCCATGCTTTGCTTTACCTACCTGTGTCATGCGATAGAGTGTTTCACTGTCGCACTTAAACACATTTTCAATGATAGGTGCAGAGTTTCCGCCGGCATTATAGTTCATCATTACTTGTGCCATGCCCTCCATGACAGCCTGTTTAATTCCCTCGGTGATTTGTTGGTTATTTGCAACTACGTTTTTGCCGTTTGAGAATTTACCTATCATCTCATTATGGTTTGCTAAAAACATTCCATCCTCGCCCTTTGGGAAACCGCCTTGGCGATAATACCTAATAGATATTTTCGGTAAACTGAATTTTCCAAAATCTTCCCAACTTACTGACAGGTGAGGGATTTTAATTTTTGCCGTTATGCTCGGTAAACTAATTCCTCGCCAAACACTAGGCAGATTATTCATCTTCCTTTCTGTTCCACTCATGGAATTGTTTGTGTTTGCGAGTGATCTACTGGCTTTAGCTGCAAAATCTGAAAATGAGCTTTTAGCGCCATTTGTGCTCGAGTTTGCCTTGTCTTGCATTTCCCCCATTTTTGCCTTGTTGCCATTAATAGAGTTGTTTATTGAGGCAAGGAATCCCAAAAGTCCGTTTTTAAGCCTTGAGAAAGCACTTTGAGAATTTGTCGAGCTTGTACTTGACTTATTCTCCATCTCTCCCATTTTGCCTTTAGTTCCGTCTATGCCGGAGTTTATATTGCTAAATGCTTGTCCTAGTGCGTTTGCAAGTCCGTTAAACACACCCTTTGAATTGGTTGTGCTTGTACTTGACTTGCTTTCAAGTTCTCCCATTTTATTTTTGGTGCCGTCTATTGCCGAATTTGTACCGCTTAGAGAGTTTTTTACACTATCGCTTGCGGTTTTGTGAGACGAACTAATGTCGCTTGTATCGTCTTTTGTCTTTTTCCTGTATTCGTCAAGTTTGCGTCCGGCTCCCGAAATATGCTCGTTCGTTTTTCCTACGCTTTTTCCGACACCATTCTGCATATCCTGTACAGCTTGGTCTACTTCTTCTCCGTATCTTTTGACATCATCTTTCGTCACCTTTGCGCTTTCACTTATAAGTGGTAATTCTACAAAAGGTAATTTATTTAACTTTGTAATAATTCCGTTTATGAAGTCTACTAGCCAGTTATTTACATCTGTTACAAGGTTTCCGCCAAACTTTGCCAAATCTCCCGAAATATATGTCAATAAATCAGTCCACCAACTTGTATCACTTAGGTTTTTGAAAATATCCCCCCAAGTGACATCTGTTCCGGCTATCCAGTTTCCCACTGCTAAGCCTATGTTTGCGGCGGCGAGCACTATAGCTACAGAAATGGATATTTGCCATGAAGCACCGAGTAGTTTAGCTCCAAGTCCTGCCATTAAAGGTGAAACAATGGAATTAACATCAGTTCCTTTTGAGTCAAAAAACAGTGAAACACCATCTGCCGCAAGGACTAATCCGACTTTTGCAGAAACGCTTGATAGTTTTGACGATAATAGTGCGCCAACTTTTCCGTCTATTCCTGTTAATTTTGCAAGAGCAAAACCGGCTACAATCGTTGCGCTCAAAGGGTCTTCTTTAAACCAATTTGCAAGCCCTGTTATAATGCCCTCTGCAAGTCCATTAACAAGCTCGTGAACATCTTGGAAAACTCCTATCCAATCAATATTGGCAAAAAACGTACCAATTTGAGTACCGATTTCAGCCCAATTTGTACGTTCTACTGCTGTTGTTAGAGTTGTGAGTATTCCTTTAGCCCATGCTGATATAGTCTGCCCCAATAAAGCAAAATCAAAATTCTCAAAAAATCCATTAATGCCATTAGCAATCGACAAGCCAAAATTAGTCCAGTCGAATGTTGTACCGAATGAATTGAGAAAATGCAAAGCTGTGTTCAGTGAACCGGCTATTGTTGCACCTAAATCGTAAAAGAGCCTTGGGCTGATTAAACCATTAAGGAAGTCTGCAAGTCCTTTTCCGAAATTGTCGGCTTTCTGATAAATCTTCTTCCAATCAATGCTCTCCATAGCACTCGCAAGAGCGTCACCGATGTACTTTCCGAGTGAGTAAAGGTCTTTGATTGATGATTTGTATTTTTCAAGCAGTCCATCTGTCTTTTTCAGCGAACTATTAACACCACTGCCGGCTCCACCTCCACCTGAACCGCCACTGCCTGAACCGCCACCACTGCCACTGTCGCTGTTATCGTCAAGTGCGTGTATCTCGTCTATGCTAAGCAGTGTCTTTTTCAGCTTTTGTGCTTTCTTGTTGGAACTATCAGCGTTATCGCCAATATCGCCCACTCCGTCAGCTATGTCCTCCATGCCGTCAACAGTAGCACCGCCACCACTTATCTCGATAGTCCATCCGAAGATTGCTCCGAGTGCATCAGCTACAGTTCTTGTAAAGCTGATAACCTTGAGCATTACCTTGCTTAAGGCTTGAACAAATGGCTTTAAAGCATTGATTATTACGCTGCCTATGATACTGCCCCATGCTTGGAACTCTTGCTTAAGGACTCTTACACTATTCGCCCATGTCAATTTGTTATCGTAAAGGCTTTTTATCCTCTACTTCTTATAGTTTCCTATAAGTTCAGCGTACATTTTCAACCACAAAAATAAGACGCATTTCTACGTCTTATGGTTGTCGAGCACTCTTGGGAAGATTATATTTATTCACTTCCTACGCGTTACAGTGTCAATCAGCCTTTCGCTATCTGATTGATTACCTCGGTATTGACTTATTGACTTATCCATTTATATCCGTATGCTGTCCTGTCGGGTTTATCAACTACTTTGTGTATGGCTTTGTAATTGACCCCCAACGCTTTGCCAGCGTCAGATATTCTATCATACTCCTTGACTACTTTATTTGTTTTTATGTCAATTTGAGCTATTTTCCTACCCTTTTTTAGTTTAGTATACATGCTCAAATCTTTTATCGGAAAATCTTCTTTATAGACAAAAATATATCCATTGGCATTTTTATAACGATGTTTCAATGCCCCTATCAGTGTTGTCCTGTTTGTTCCTGTTTCGGTTGAAGCCTGTGCTATGCTATCAAATTCTTTGATATAATTGCCTTTTAGGTCACATTGAATAACTTTTCTCTGATTGATAGGTTTTGGCTTTACATATGTCTTAGCTCCATTAGCTTTATATTCATCTTCAAACATGAATTGATAGCCTTTACATGTCAGCATTTTGTTTTTGCAACATAATAATACATCAACATTACCAAAACCATATTTCTCGGCTTCCATCGCACTATCGTATCTTTCTATGAATGTTCCGTCTTTATCTAGCCTTACGACAGCTCTTGCGTTGTGTCCACCAACACCGCCCTTATTCTCATTATATCCATCTCTGTATGTGTTATACAAAGATATATAAAATCTTTCAAGTCGCAATGCTTTCTGTGAACTATTGCATTTATCAATCACTTCCCATTCAAAGTTGTCCTTGCCATATTCTTCAATTGCTCTGTGAAATAAGCAATCCTCTTTTGGCGAACACCTTAAATGTTGTTGAACCCTAGCGTGATAGTTTACTGTTTGTCCGATATATAATTTTCCGTTTACTTTATTTGTAGCCTTATAGATATAATACGTTCTCATTAAATCACCTCGAACATATTATATCAAAGTATGTTGTCTAAATCAACTTAGTTTTCACCGACTTTGCTCGATTTTTCATCAGCATATTACTATGCTGCGCGACACATGAAACTAACGTTTCGTTTATCGGCTGTTTTGGCGAAGTCTCCCTGTGCAGCTTGCGTATTTGCCATGACATAATTATATCTTAGCAATACCTTTTCAGCTTGCGTCATGGATTTAATATTTGCATCAAGTCCGTTTTTCATAGCCCACTCTGAAAGTGTGGCTTGCGTTAAATCAAGTCCGTATCTCCTTAATGGTGCAATTGTTCCTGAAAAAATGGATTGTAAGCTCTTTGCAACATCAGCTTGGTCTACATCGTAGAATGAAGCCATGTCACCGGCTAACCTTGTAAGATTAAGCGACATATCAGCCATACTGTCTGTAGTCTTGTATAGCGTGTTATTTTGGCTCATAAGAGCTTTATTTGCCACTGCCGTACCATTTGCCACTTGCTCTGATGAAATGCCTATAGAGGTTCCTAGTGCTTGGAAACGGCTTGATATTTGCTTGACTGTCAGCTCTGACATTCCAAAGTCTTGAATTGATGTTTTTGTGAAATCATCAACCTTGCTTGCCATATCTCCAAACGTGGTATCTACTACGTTTTGAACCTCTGTTAATTGGCTTGCTAAATCAACTGCACTGCCTAGCTTTCCTACAGCTCGCATAACCAACCAATAAGTTGCGTAAAACTTACCGATAGTTGAAGCTAAGCCCCTAAATCCGCTTCTTGTACGCTTAATCGACTTGCTTGTGTTTGAAAAGCCTGTTACGAGTGACCTACTAGCCGAACCGACTTTTGAGCCTTGCTGTGACAGATTAGCAAGTGCGTTAGTCATTTGAATAATGTTGTTGCTGACTCTCGGTGCGTTAGATAATGTTGTCATTACCTCTTTTAAGGCACCGCCAAGGTTTCTGATGTTGTCTGCAGCATACCCGGCTGATTTTGAACCAAGCTTTGAGATTGAAGCTGTTAATTGTGTAATCTCTGCTGATTGCTTTGAGATATTCGCAAAGCCCGACAGTTCTGTTGCCATGCTCTTTAAGGCACTTGCCGAGCTGACAAGTCTTGCAGTATCAAGGTTGCCAAGCTTTTCCATGTTTGTTGCAATCTTGCTAAAAGTACGAGTGTCAATACTGCTCACACTTCTAAGTGATGTTGCAAGTTGTGACATTCCACTCGAAAAATTGCTTATGCTTGCACCATTGAGGGAATTGAGAGTATCTCCAAGTCCTTGCAACTTAGTTTGTAAGTTGCCTATGGCTCTAGTCGCTTGCTGTGCGTCCGACTTGATTTGAAGCTCAATGCTCTCTGCCATTTTCTCACCTTCCTGTAATAAAAAAGAGCTACCCTAAAGTAGCTCTCATGTATTTAGTCTTTGAGCAGATAGTATGTTGTAATTAATCCAACATATCCATCTTGCTTAAGACCTCTATTCTTTTGAAATACTTTGACACATTTAGTGAGATAGTCCGTCCACTTGCCGTAATCGGTATCAAGTTTGTAAAAATGGTACTTGTCATGCAGAGTTTTTCTCAGCCACTTAATGGCTGTCGGGCAGTTATGTCTCTGACCGCTCCACAGATTGTGATTTTTAGCAAATCTCTGTGAATTAACTCCAAATCTGCCATCTTCCTTAAGCTCGTCTGTGTCAAATCCGATGTTCATAGCATGTTGCCATTTTCTTACATCATCATTATCGAGGTAATATTCCTCATTGCCTTTCCAAGCGTTATTCTTTACCGGAGTTGCTATTGGTGCCGAACTATTCTCTATTCCATCACCCTTATTAAGCTCAATGTATAGTAAATTAGCATCTGTGCTGTTATTCAGGCCGCTACAGGTAAATGCGCTCGAATACTGCCAGCCATACAGAGAATGTTGAATAACAGGCTTCTTTGCACTATTAGGCTCATCACCAATAGACATCCCCTTAGTTGACGGATAGCGCGCAATCCAAAACGGACAGTTAATCTGATTTGCGTATGGCGCAATGTACTGATTGTAAAAGCTAAGCCCTGTGTATACACCAAAGTTAAGCCCAGCACTCTTGATAACACTCTGATATGTGTTAATTATGTCAATAAGCGTCTGTCCAAGTCCTTGCTGGCACTTATCTTCAACATCTAACCAAACGAAAGTTTTTCTTCCGTTAAGCGTCTGAATGACCTTGTTCGCATCCGTCTTTGCCTTGTCTACTGTTGTAGCGTATGAGTAGTTGTAAACACCTTGTATCGGCATTCCTACATCAGTACAGCCTTTCCAGTTTTGCTCAAAGGTCTTATCCGGATTAAGGTCTTTGCGAATTATTTTAAGGATTGCAAATTGCACTCCAGCCCACTTAACCTTACTCCAATCAATATTTCCTTGATATGACGATACGTCAATTCCTTTATATGCCATTTTGTCACCTCATTAATCAGGACTTTCAGGTAATCCCGACTGTCTTAATGCGTTAATTCGTTGCTTCATCTCATAAACGGCAATTTCCTCGTTAGACTCCTTGTATTTAGGCTCGTTATCTTTTGAGTATTGCTCATTTAACGATTTTTCGATGTATTTTGCTCTTGCCTTGTTGCCATTTAAGGCTCTGTCGATAGCTGTAAGAGTTGCGCTTAATCCGTATGTGCCCCACCAAGCCCACATGTTGGAGTCGGCTTCTTTTTGTGCAAGCATATAAGCCTTTGAATAAGGCTCTAAATCAGCCGGACAAGACATATCTATGTCCTCAACGCTAAATCCATAGCCTTTAGTTGCCAAAAGCCAATATGGGCGGATTTCGTTACAATATACTTCCCACGTAAGCTCTTTTACTTCTTGATTGGCTTCTTCTTGGCTGTCTGTACCTCTTTCGCCAACATCTTTGATAAAAAACTGTTTTTCTCCATTTCAGCCGACAAATCGTTGTAGAGCGACATTATATCTCCACCCTCTTCATTCTCTGGGTCGAGATAATCGTCAAGCAAATCATACATCTTCGCTAATTGCTTCTCTTTTGCTTCTTTATCGTCAAAATCAAAGCCAAATTCGTCAGCGTGAAACTTTTGCAAGCCCACGAGCAAAAACTCCGGTAAAAATCCAAGCATGTTGTCAATGACTTCAAGTCCCTCGCCCTTTTGCTCCATTCCTACGAGCCTTGGGATAATTTTATTCTTATATACCGGTGCATATCCGAATTTAACTGTATACTCTTTTCCGTTTAATTTAATTTTCATTTTATCTTTCCCTTTCTCCCTAATTTATATAGGGAAAGAGGCAGTTTTAACACTGCCTCGATTACCTTACTATATTGTATCTTCAAGTTCGCTGTCAGCCGTGCTATCATCATAGCCAACCGCTACGGCTTTTTCCGATTGGCTCACGCTTTTTTTGTGAGTGTGATTGCTGTTGGATAGCCTTGGTCATCCTCTGTTACCGCAACATCGTAGTTATCCTCAATCCACTTAGGTACTGTCTGTACTGATACAGTTGCAGTTCCTGTTAAGTGGTCATCAGAAGCCTCGCCTGGGGCGAATGATTCCTGTCCAATAAAAGCACAGATACCCTCTGAGCCTTTTCCGTCTGTACCATAGAGAATGATGAAGTCAAGCTTCTTGCCCTCGTTAGTTACCATCTCATCCTTGTACTTCTTCTCAAAAGCTCCCTCAACTTCCATAGAACCGGCTGAGCGTCTGCCCATTTCCTGTGTCTCTACTAAGTCCTCAAGAGTTGAAGTATCTACCATGTTCTGTGAACCGAATGGTGAGGGAATTGATTTTGCCCTAAGTAAGAGCTTGTAAGTTCCAGCCCAGTAATCGCCACTTGTGGCGGATGCGGTTGGTGTCTTGTAAGCAATTCTACTTTTTAAACCTGTTGCCATTTTTATTACCTCCTAATTTTTCATAAAAAAATAAGAGCCAAAAGGCTCTTATAATCTATCATTCCAGTCGAATGACCGCCTAGCACGTAATGTTGCTGTCCATATTTTGCCGTTTTTCCTAGCGAATGGAATCGTTGTCAGCTTGAATGACATAGCTTTGTATTCATTAGCCACTGTCTGCGCCACATTCAAAGCTTCTGAACGGCTTTTATTCGTTGTAACAATTACTTGTGCCGTAAATAACACTGTATTTATTTTTTCGCACTCTAAATCCTCATTCTGTTCAATAGGTTCGAGTGCTTGAACTAGCACCGTTGGAAAACTAGCCGCTGCACTGTCCGACTGTTCCTCTTGTGTGAATTTTAGCTTTGGATATTTAGTTTTCATTTTTTTCTCACATCGAGTTTTAATAATCGCATATGTGAGGTTTTCGAGGTCGAAAACCCATTGATTTTGACTCGCCACTTTATCACCTCAACTAAAAAATTTTTCGTGCTGTTCTTATGATGTCATTTTCCATTTCTACAAATGCGTGATACATCGGCATTGTAGGTGTAATGCCATATGAATGGTGTAATTCTCCACTTTCGTCTCTCCAATACCAACCCTCGCTGTCAAATGCGTGTGTCTGCCCCGGGAAAGTTCCTTGACCACCTCTTGCGTCATTGAAGTGTGGTTTAGCTTTCCAACCCGAGCCGTATTCAGCCATAAGCAAAGGTGATACATCAACTGTCTTAAGCCCATCTGCTGTTTGCCATGTGCTTTGTATCTGCCCTGTTTCGGTGGCAAGCACAATAGCCGTACAGCCGTCTGTTGTATCTTTAATTTCGTAACTAAACGTGATATAATGTCCGAAATTGCCTGTATTTGCTTGCGCTACGGCTATGCCATTACTAGCAAGTTCTCCAACAAACGCTATGCACTTGTCCTGTAGACGGTCTTTATATCTTTCAAGCTTGTCTATCGCATCTTGTATAGATTTTTCTGTCAGAGAAACGTCAATCTTCATAATTACACTTCTTTCACAACTGCTTTGAGCATGTATTTAACTGAATAGAGAGAGGGTTTTACTCCCACTATCGTAAAGTCTGCGGAAGTTGAATCAACTAATCCGTTTTCGTTCTTTGTAGGCTCGCTATCAAGCCAAATAACGTCACCTTTTTTTAAAGGGTATTCTCCTCTGTCTGTCAGCAAAACAGCGTCAAAATCAGCCACATTGAAGCCATATTCCTTGTTCTGTGCTTCTCCTCCGTCAAACGATATATTTGCTCGAAAATCAACCGGCTCCGAAAAGCCTGTTTCTTCATGGGTGTAATATATCTTCTCTCCGTCCTCTGTTTCGTAAAACTTTAGATTTCCGTCCTCGTCTTTTTCATAGACTGTGACTGTTTGGCCTTGGAGTGCGTACTTCATGGCTTGTTTATTAATGTCAAGCATTTTTCTTTAACTGCTTGTAAGTCTGATTAACACCGGTACTTGCCATGCCCGACACAATGCCAACTGCTATTGCATCAAGAATGTTGTCTGCCGGATAACCGGGAATTACAAACATTCCAACAATACCGAGTATTCCACCGGCTACACCTACGATAATAGGAATAACATTATCTTTAACCTGTGGTATCTGCTTTGAAGCATATCCGATTAAATAAGTAATTACCATAATAGCAACTACTGTAGGTACTTGTGTAAAGTCCATCAGCTTTTACCTCCTTTGCCTAAATGGATTTCCTCAATCTCATTTTTCATTTTTGTTACCATGCCATTACCGCCAAGTGCGTGGTATGCGTCATACATCTCGCAAAAATTCTGATACGCATATGAGGGAATTTCGCCAAGCTTCATGTACTTATCGTGGTATTCGATAAGCTGTACTCGTAAGAGTAACATTGTACCTTTTCCGTTTGCTTGTCGTAGCTTCTTTTCTTCTTCAATGCGCTCGTTTCTTTCTTTTGTGTCTATTGCTTTTTGCTTTTTCTGCTCTTGTAAAAGCCAAACAATATAACCCAAAAGTGCCGTCAGGATAATTGGTAAGGCAATAATGTATGTCTGATAAAATAAAGCTTTCATCTTACAGCCTTTCATCTTTAGTAATTGGCACACCGCCCACCACCACTTAATGTGTACCGCCTGCTACCATATTGGTAACGCACAATCTTCTTTTTATAGCACTTTGACAAAAGGAAAAACTCCGACAAACAGCTTATCTCTGTCTTTCCATGTACGGCTCACTCCGCCCTCACTCAATGCGCTCATGTAGTTCTCCCCGGCTTGTGAATGGTCGTAGACAGCAAGATTGATAACAACATTTTCAAACTGCTTTAAGTCGGCAGTTATATCATCATCAGTGAAAGTGTCCGGATAACACCTTTTTGCCTTTACATCTTCCGTGGCTTGCCTAATGAGCTGTTCAATGAGTGGGTTATCTTCCTTGTTATCGAACACTACCACATCAGATGTTGTTTCATCATCATTCGTGACTGTTTCAATATGAAATTGTTTAAGTCTTATTTTGACTTGCTCTAATGTGGTGTATTCCATGCCAAGCTCCTTATAATCCAAACTTTTCAATTAACAGTTTCTTTAGCTCTGCTCCTGTAAGTTCTTCTGCATTGTCTATGCCTTGTTCTGTGGCAAAAGCCTGTAAGTCAGATGTAGACATGCGATTAATGGTTGTCTTGCTATAATCAAAAGAAGCTCCGGAATTATTATTTTCCGGAACCTCTTCGCCAGCGTTATACCATTTACCATTATGAATCACTATATATGGATATTTCATAGTTGCACCCCCTACTCTTCGCTATGAACCTCATATACGAATGTGCTATCCATATTCTCATATGATGGAAGAACAACCTCGGAAGCAAATGTTGACATCTTCATAGGTGGTCCGTACTCCGTCTTTGTAGCGACTGTAATACCTACACCATATACTGTTACATCTACATCGGCTACCTGTCTTGCTGTTCTCTCTTCCGGTGTAGTGCCAAACCAAGTACTGCCAAGACTACCCTCCGGAAGAAGTGTAACCTTGTTATCCGGGTAGAAATACTGCTCCTTGCCATCATCATCAATGTACATCTTATCGTAAAGTACGATAGTGAGCTTTGTTCTCTTCTGCACTACTGAAATAACAGTATCATCGTCAACATCAATAGTTGCTGTAAGGTTCTGTGCAAGGATTGAGTTTCTTATCTGTGCATTATCAAGCAAATACTGAAATGTATTGCTGTTCATAAGCACATATCTGGCAATCTTGCCTTGCTTCTGTAACTTCTTTCTTGCATTGTTAAGGTCTGTAAGTGGCTTTGAATTAGCTGTATCACTCCACATACTTGTGCCGGATAACTTTGCATAATGGTCTTTTGTGTATGAACCATCTTTATCATAATCGTAAGCATACTGAACACCATCGCTCACAATGGCAATTACTGGATGACCTGCACTTGTAGCAAGAAGCGACATTCTCATACGCTCCGGAACAACCTCTGCACCACTTACAAGATTATTAGTATCGTCATATACGCTTGATAAAGCACTTGCAAGGTAAGGGTCGTCTGCTGATTGAATACGCTCGATTTCAAGCATTTCCTCTTCACCGACTGTCATTCCCTCACGGAAAAATGCCATCTGTGTTTTTTCCTTGCTTAATCCCTCTCTAGCTCTAATTGTTGGGATTGTGTCAAAGTTAGATGGTGCAAGTGATACCGGAAGCCCTTTATGTGTCTTAATCCAGCTTAAATCAAGCCCCTGTTTCTTTCTTTCTGGAAACCACTGTAAACCAAGATAAGGTATCTGATTACTAGCGTTTTCTGTTGCTGATAATGCAATAGACTTACTGTCTAATACTTCATTAATTAACATCTGTTTACCTCCTGTTATTATTCAAATACAATCATTGGAAGAGCTGTCTTAACTGTTTCGTCATATGTAACGCCTGAGTGTGCTTCTGCTACCTTTGTGTTAAGATATGCTTTCTTAAGCAGTACTCCCTGTGGTCTGTCCTCTGTTACATCAAATCTCAAAATGCCGATTGTAGTTGCTGTATTGTCTACAACTCCTGCCTTTCCAATTGGCGTACCGGCTTTAACAATTTTCTTTCCGTTTGCGTCTTTATCTGTGACCGCAGAAAAATCAAGTGTTAAAGGAATTGCCTCATTAGGCTCTCTTTTGAGAATCTGTGCGTCTCCCGCGTATGAAGTCTTTTCATACTGCATATTCATTTCCTTTGCCATTTTTTACCTCCTGTTATTACTGAATGTAATGTGATAAAATGTTGTTGCTTTTAGGTGCATCAGATATAAGGCTTTCTGCTATCTTTTCAGCATTTGTCTTATTTCCTGTATCACCATTGTTATTGTTACCGCCATTATTAGGATTAGGAGTACCTTCGAGTGCGTTTTTCTCATACTCTGCTATCGCATTGGCTTCTTTGTCGGACATAATTTTTCCAAGAGCCGCAGTGTCAAAAGAGCCATCCTCTTTTACTACTGTCTTTACCTGTTCTGCTGTAATTCCAAAATCTGACATAGCCTTCTCACGCAAGTCTCTGACAGCGTTATCTTTCTGTAGCTTGGCAATCTGCTGATTGGCTGTCTCTAAGGCTTTATTCGCCTTTTCAAGTTCAGTCATGTTGCCAGCCTGTAGCTTATCAAGCTGTGTCTGTAGCTCATCAGCTTTGTCGGCTTTAGCCTTGTACTGATTGGTTTTCTCTTTCTCTCTTGCCATTTCCTCACCGCTCTTGTTAAGCAGATTTGTTATCTGGTCGTCTGTCGCTTCTGGAAATAGTTTCAATACGTCATTTCTTGTCATAATTACCTCCGTTACTCACGCTTTTGTTACCGCAGGTCGCTCCTGCTGAGTTCTCCTATTTACCGCATAGGTGCAAAATTTTGTATAATAAAAAGCGACTGTCGTAATTGACAATCGCTGATTATTTAAAATATCTAAGGGTACATCTACACCCTGCTATTTCTTTTACCTGTGCCCCTAAAGAATGGTCTTTTGGAAACATCATCAGTGAATTTCCAACCTCAAACGGCTCAAAAATATCAATTCTCTTTCTGTCAACTTCTGCATGTGTAGGTCTGACATGTGAATCTTCTTTTGAACGCCACTCTTTTGTTTTGTAGCCCTGTTTCACCATATCGGTTTGCAATCTGTAATTGCCGACTGCATTAGCTTCATTCGCAGCTACATTTTTTGCCCGCTTTTGTGAAGTAAAATACTCTACGTCAGTATTTTGCGTGGTAGCGTCAACTACCTCATTCACAATGTACCGAGCATAGTCTGTAATGTATGAGGGTGTTTTCTTTGCCTTACAATACTGTGTGGCAATGCTCTCATATCTGATAATAAATTCTTTAGTGATAGTTGTTATCTCTGTTTCTTCCTTGCCGGATAGCAAGGCAAATAGCATAACAAAGATTTTTTCAAACTTTTCAGCAAGTTTTTTTCTATCTTCCTTTTCCTCGTCAGATAAATCCATCTCACCAAAATATGTGTCGTAATCTATGTCTTGTATTTCATTTTTGCCGAGTGCGTGGATTTCATCTGCCATATCAAGCTCCAAAATAAATTGACAGCCAATTATTCATCGGCTGTCTTTCCATTGTTCTTATCATTGTTATTATTGTTAGGTGTAGCTGTTGTCGGCTGTTCTTCCGGGAATAGCATTTCCATGCGCTTGGCGCTTTCGAGAGTAACTTGTTCAGGGTCACTAAACATGTCAATCGTCTTGACGGCTCTCTTGTAATTGATGCCACACCTAAGTAATATTTCAAGCACCTCTGCCTTAACAAGCATGTTGTCTAGCTTATTATGATTAATGTGTATCTCAACATCGCTAGGCATAAGTGTAAAGCCCTTATTAATTCTCAGCCTGTTAAGAATAAGCCTAAGCGCCATTCTCTCTGATTTCTTAAGGATAGGCTCATTGATAGCTGTCCTAAGTCCGGCATCGTAATGCCCGTTTCTCAATTCTACGGCAGAACCGGTATCACCGCCTGTGTTGCCCTGACGATTTGCAAGACCTTGAATGCTCAAAAATCTTTCAAAAAGGTCAGTGAAAACCACTTGCCCCTCTGTCTGATTAAGCTCACTCGTCATTACATCAACATCAGCTTTGTTGTCTGAACCATTGTTAGATTTAACAACTAAAGCTCCCTCTTGTCGCATTTTTCTGAATGTATCTATGTCAATCTCGCAATTAACGAATTTCACCCATGCAGACACAAACTGCTCGACACCATTAATTCTGTCCGATGTAAGCACGTTAATAGCGTCTGTGATTGCAATAGTCATTTCAATGTCAGATAACCGCCTTGCATTATTTGGATATTCAATCACCGGAATTGCTCTGTTGCCGTTTATTCCGCTTGCATAAATCTTGTCGTTGCGAATATCAAACCACTCATTGTCAGTGAACACATAGTATATGTTTGCTCCGTTCTCGTCCTCTCCAATTTGACAAGAGAATGCCGGACGTCCGTTCGAGTAGTATACTACAAACGTATACATTGGATTTTCAGACGATAAATAAAAATCGCTTTCATCAAGCAACTGTCCTTGTCCATCATCATTACCGATGAATCTGTAGCCGGTACCGCATATGCTTCTCCAACGATGTATGTCTATATCACACTCCTGTTTGCTTTCTGAATCCATTGTGATGTTAAGCTGTGTGATTTCTTCCGATTTATGGTTGTCAGTGCCACGCAGCACATATTGGATTGGCTCGGCACACATCTCTGCGGTTTTGCGCTCAACAAGCTCATACGCAAGATTTACAGCAATCTTGTTATTGATTTCCGGGCGGTTCACTTTCTGCCGATACAAAATCGGTTGGTCACCACGATAGTATCTGTCAAGATACTCAATCTCAATAGCGTTTTGTTCGTGGATCACAAGTGCTTTATTCAGTTCTTCGATTATGTTGTTTTTTGTGATTTGCCTTTTACGTGTGAAAATAACTTGTCTGCCGTAATTATTTTGGCAGACGGCCGAAAAAGGTCTTACGTTTTTATGTGCGTACCTATACATCAATAAAACCTCATGCCACTTGCAGAAGTTCTCTGCGGAACCTCTTTTATCTGAAATTCTTGTGTGCCAGCCCAAAACCATATCCATTTACGGCAGTGCATACACATTACTTTGTGGTGTTTCTTGTCGTTTTTATTCACCCAAGTTAATAGCTTTCCGCAACGAGGGCACATTACACTTCGTTTTCCTGTTGGTACAATATTCTGATTATTCATGTCACCCTCGCTTCACTAAAAATGGCACCCACAATCTGTGAGTGCCATTTCTAAAAGAGATTTTTGCAATGAACGAATTACGATTTTTTCATAGTTATATTATAACTGTCAATTTTTTAAGTGTATATATGCAATGATATGCAAAACTATGCACACTACTGCACATTTTCAAGATATTCTTTTCCGTAAAGCCTTTCAAACTCTTGCAAGGCTCTGCCGTGGATTGTAAATATCTTTCTTATGCTCCAATTTGTAGCCTGTGCGATTTCTTCAAAAGTGTTTTGATTGACATATCTCATTGAGAGTACGTGATAATAGTCGGTATTCTCCATGCTATCAATTTGGCTGATAATATGATTTCTTTTTCTCATAAATTCATCAACAAGTCTGTCTGTATCTTTTTCCAAGTCCACAATTTTAGTTACTGTACTGCCTAATTTATCTTTGTCAGATGAAACATCAACCGCTTCTTTGTCCGTTGAAACAGTAACGCTACATGCTATTGTCTTAAGCCGGTATATTTCAGACAGCTTATTTTGTATCATTTTATCTAATCTGCTAATTTGATTTAAGTAAGTTTTTGTATTCATTAATAAAGCCCTCCTCTGAACGGATTGTGTACTGCTTCAACCTTTGCTATTCTACTGCCTTGCGTCATTCTTAAGGCAAAGTTTGAAAAAACGTCAGGAACATCATCAAGCTGTTTTTTGCCTGTTACTGAATATCGTTTCAGCAGTGATACCATTACCCCATAAGGCTCATTGGGCTTATAAAGTGATTGGTCTTTGAAAATAATATGTTGTAAAATCCAGTTAGAACACTGAAAAATACGCGCTTCTTTGTTAGTTTCTGTCGGTACATCAGTGATGTTGCATATCCACCCTTTATTTTCAACTCGCTTATTAACTTCCATAGCCACTCTGTCACCGCCGGCATTACGCTCAAACTCGCACTCCTGTACTTGATTATTGACTAATGTGTTTGACGCATTTTCATACTGCATTTCATAGTCTGCCGTATTATCGCACACACAATCAACGCAGTAATAATCTTCGCCATATTTTTGCAGTATTGGCATAACAAAATAGTCTGTGCCTTTTCCTTTTGTATCGCATTGAGCTGTGATAATTTCCGGCTCGCCATGTGGGAGATTGAAGTATCTGCGGATTTTATCATCAGGAAACAATAGACCCTCACGCTCGATAGGTTCCTGTTTATACAAACATCGGTAAGAGATTTCGTCCATGAGTAATTGTTGGTCGGCAAAAAACTCTTTCGTAAAACCACCATACTCATAATCAAAATTGCTTTCCCCTGTCACAGGGTCTACATCGGGCACTGATATTGTTTTGACTCTTGGATTTCCAATATACATATTTTGAATGCGTCCGATAACGTCATGTACGCTCCAACGAGTGGCAATATGTATCTCTTTACACGGCTTTCCGTCCGTATCTTGTGTCTTACGCTGTCTTGCGTCTACTGCGTATTTATCCCATAATTTATCAAGTATTGTAGGATTTAAGGCTTCCTCAATTCCGCCTATCATATCATCAACTAGCAAAAATTTACTCGCACGGACTTTTCCGGCATTCTTACTTCCGACAGAAGTACATTGTACTGACGGAAAAGGTTTGTATTTGCCAATATTGAATTGCTCCATTTTGGCATTCGTGCTTGTAACTGATAGATTAGGAAAAATGTCATGCCACGCATAATCATCATCATTGGTAACAATGTCGTATACTCCATCATAGTACATTCGTGTAATGTCACCACTGTGTGAATAAAATAGGCTGTAGTCTTTTGGAAACCAACCGGCAACTGCCGAATGAAAAAATTTCTCAATCGTACTCTTGCCAGCTCCAGGCACTAGACTCACGCACAATATGTCATATTTATCATCAATCATGCCTTGTAATGCATCCACAAGTCCGATTTTGATTAGTTGTTTCCTACGTGGCATATAAAACCGGTCTTTAGGCTCACGCTTTTTCTCTATGTACTGAAAATAGCTGTCAACTATTTTGTTTTGGGCTTCAAGTAGCAAAACCTCATATTTTTTGTTTATCAGCTCATATGTGGTTTTGTGGTCGAATGCGTATTTTTCCAAATCCCAAATCGTACCACCTGTTTTAGCCGTGCAGAAGCCCTCTATAAGCTCTTTTGCCCTCTTAGTGAGTTGTAGTCCATACTCAATATCTTTCTCGCCATTTATGGCTACACTGCAAGCGTCTACATAGGCATTAATTACTTGCTCGTCTTTCCCTTTATCCTTTATGTAGTTTTCATATCCGTTTACTGTGGAAATAAGGCTCTGACTAGCCATAAGAAAAGCACCTCCACTTTTAAAAAGCAAAGGTGCTTATAGACCTCTGCCTATAATTTTTCTAGGGTAGCGACTACAATCAATCTGTAGCCGGTAATATATTTATTCACATTCTGAAAGTCTATCTTTTATAAACTGCTCCAACGCGCTAAAGCCTTTTGGCTTTTCAATTCCTTTTCTTGCAAGTTCTGCAACTATTGTTTCCATTTCTTCTCTTACTCCTTGATAGGCAATTTCCATTCCTGATTTTATTTCGTTCATTTGATTTCCTTTCTGCTGATAATCAGCCGTTTAATTCCACTGCCATTCCATTTCCTCTTCGCCAAGATATTTATGTCTCACTCTATACCTGTCAATATCTTCTTCCGCAAATGTAATTATATTGTTTGCAAGTCTTACATAAACTTCGTATTCATATTTTCCGTCTGTTTTTTCCCATGTTTTACAGATAACTCCTATGTCCGACTTGTTTACGACAACAATATCTCCAAAAAGAAATCTGGGTTTATTCATCTTTGCTATCCTCCACAATCCCATCAATTATTGCTCTTTCGAGAAATTCTTCGATATTTTCTTTTCCTCCACCAATAGGCACTTTATTATACAATTCAATGAATTGTTGCCTTGTTAATGGTTTCCAATGGGGATTATCTCTCTTACATTTAAAATTCATAACTCCCGGACCGCATACATATCGTTCATTTCCATTCGTATCAACAAAGGGACCGGTACAAAGGTCACAGTTCATTATATGCTCACAAGGTTTTAACTCGTGGCTATATCCACTACAAAGCATTGTGCTTAGATACTCCATATTCTCGCTCCTTAAAGCAATCTTTCAGTGCTTGCCTGTCAGCCTCGTTATCTGCCTTAATAACAGGTTCATCTCCTAAAGTGGAACAATCTATAGGCTTACCATTTCTACCGCCTATTTCGCGCGATTGTGCTTCTCTAAGTGCTTCACGCTCTATTGATTTAATTACTTCTGCCATGCTCATTATAATAAACCTTAAATCCTTTCATTGCATAATCAGAAACGGCCTTTTTCAACTCCTCATTGGTGGAATAGGTCTCCTTCAAAAGAATAGCCATGCCTTTTTTGCTGATTGCATAAATTCCAAACGGAACCTGTTTACTTGCAACATGTAAAACAGCTTTTAATTGTTCTGCCTTCATTTCATATACGCTATTTCCGACTGTCAGTTTCATTTCTCATAAACCCCCAAAAATCTTCCATGCACTCATTACATAAATCGTAGGTCGTATTCAATACACCGTTTCTCGTGATTGAGTTTGTGCCCAACAGCCCTACTTTTATCTCTTTTCCGCACCTATCGCAAGTGCACCATTCTTTTTGATGTTTCATTCTTCCACCGCCTATTCTATATGCTTAAATGTTCGCTACAATCATTGTCAAAAGAAATATAATACTTAAAAACCCCGTTTCTGCGACTTCTCTAATATTTTTGGATTTCTTTATGAGCCATAACGATAAGAGATAGTAAATAAACAATGCTATTTTGTACGATATCATTCTTCCACCAACTTTCTACCGCAGATAGGGCAATGGTCGATATCCATAACTTCCCAAAAATCAAAATAACTGTTAAACACACCAATCTGATACGTGTTATCTTCCGCTTGCATAATCCCATCTGATAAGTTTCTGTTTGGAACTAAGCTATAATCATCAGTATTCCATTTTGTAGGATTTTCGCAAAACTCACACATGCTTCTCACCCTTCCTTTGCCTTAAACAGCGTGTCAGGAAACGGAATGCCTAAAAAATGCATATTTGCGTACTTCCTAAATGTTGGTACGCTCATACCGGCTATCTTTGCTGCTTCTGCCTGTGAACATCTGCCATATGCGTATTCCATCAATCCCTCTCGGAATGAGTCGATATTTCGTGTTTTAACTCCTTTTGCCATATTTATACCTCCATTTTTTGCTTTTCAATTTGATGTTTGTGTTTTGCCATCTCTCTGTGCATTTTATACTTCATATTTTCACAGCCGATTTCTTTTAGCTCTGTTTTAAAATTATCAAAGTCGCTGTCATTTTTGATGTATACATTGACATATCTATCTATTTGCGGTCTTGTCATAATTACACCATTTTCAGTAAATACTTTTCTGATATAGTTGGTGTAATAGCAATAGCCTTTGACTTTTTCGTGATATAACCCCCAAAAATAATCCGCATTTTCCTTTGTTTCAAACTTTGCTCTAATCTCATTGTTTGAAATATGGCTGTAGCAATGTCTGCATAATGTAATTAAATTGCTTTCTCTATCATCTCCACACAATGAAGCCGTTCTTATGTGTGCCATCACCAATGCCCTGTATTCTCTACTGCTTTTTCCACAATATTGGCAAGTGTAATTATCTCTCTCAAAAATTTTAGTCTGTAAATCTTTATATGAACTCATAGTGAATACCTCCTACCACTCTTTGCTTTCACACCAACTGCTCTTACAAACATGGTTCATAATGTTGGTCAAAACTTTTTCAGAAGAAAAATGTGCCAAGCTGTAATCGCATTGTGTTGAAAACTTTGTATTGAAATATTCATCAACTAACATCTTGTAGCCTGTATTATCTTTCATGTTGCTTATCGTTGAGTAATAATTGTCCGTATATCCGTCACGCTCTATTTCAGTTTCTTTTGTTAAACTGTCTACCACTCTTGATAAAACCTTGTCTGTTAATGGATAGTGATATTCTCCGGTGTATTCTCTATGCTTGCCTAGGAAGTATTCAAAGAATAACTTTACATTTTCTTTAAGTGTTTCATCGTTAGTCCAATCATAGGCTATCTTACCAGCTCTGTTTACCATTCTTTCTTCGGCAACTTCCCAATCTTTTTGAGAGTATTCGCTTATCGGCTTAAACTCTTTCACTTTTTTATCTTTAGGTGAAAAAGAATTACACTGTTCTCTGTTAAGAGAATTACTTTTAGTATTTAATGTTTCGTAATTAGTGTTAAGGTAATCATTATTAGTAATCCCTGTTAAAAGAGTTACACCTTGTGGCATTCCCGAATTACACTTTGTGTTATTCCCTTGGGAATTACATTTTGTGTCATTCCCGTCTGCCTGTTTATGTAATTCCTGTCCTCTATCTTCTGCTATAACCTCTTGTCTGATATTTTCTTCCCATTTTTTAACTTCTGCGTTGATAACATCATAATTAGGTCTTATATGTATAGTCGGCATTGAGTTGAATTTGTATTTTGCTGTAATTACAAATTTCTTTTTCACCAACGATTTAATCGCTTTATCATACTGTCTTTCAGTAATCCGTATTTCTTCCCACCAATCTTTTCTTTGCTTTGCAATCCAATATTCGCCGTCCTTGTATATCTTAACTTTGCTCTTATTGTCTTTGCTTGGCGCAAACCAATATAAAATCCTTGATAAAAGTGTTCCCTCTATCAAGTCACCTGTTATGTCAATGTATTTATGGAACGTGTGATTGCACCTTGCTGATGATAAGAAATTAACTTTTGTTTGGATTTCATTTTCTGATAGCATGTTTATTACCTGCCTTTCTGATAATAGCCTTATTAACAAAACAACAAACAGGCACTAAGGCTTGTGCTTTTCGGTAGCTAACCTAGTTTGTTGTAATCGGATAGACAGGACTCGAACCTGTGACTCCCTCAATTACTGCTATTGCAGTGGTTGTTCTTCCAACTGAACTACTATCCGAAAAGGCAAGATACACTCCATCAAAAGGCTCATCAAAACACATTACAGAATTTTGAAGTGTCTCACCCCATTGCTTTCAGTCGCGCGTACCTACTAGCAACTTGTTTTTGTGTGTTTTCTTTTATTTTTCCGAAACTGCTATATTGCAGACCATCAGCGTTACGCAACCGCTATTCAAGATATAACAGCTCGCACTAAACCGACGTATGATTGATGTGGTGTGGATTTGAACCACGCATGATTGTCGCGACTCTCGTCATCTAAGTTGCCGGTTTCAACGAATTATCTTACGGCAATAGCGTTTACCCATTTCGCCACACATCAATAATCGGCAAGGTTGGGAATCGAACCCACGACAAATCAGTTAATAACCGACTGCTCTACCACTGAGCTACATGCCGTTAAACAGAACTAACCTAATAGCTCTGTTTAAGCAAAAAATACGAAAAATTTCATTAAAGGGAAGAACCCTTAATTGCAGAAATGATACTATGCAACAGTTAGTCGGCACCTTTAGACAGGGACATGCGCTATGATTTTCTGTTGTTTATTGGTAGAGTGTTGCCCAGCTGTTTACCCGACTTGTATATCACGCAACACCTTGTAGCTGCTACCATATCTTACGCTATATTTTATTTCTGCAAGCTGGCTTGATAGGACTCGAACCTACAACTACTTGATTAACAGTCAAGCGTTCTACCTTTTGAACTACAAGCCAATAATGAGGGTGTAGTCTAAGGAGTGGCTACACCCTCCGGAGATATAAATTTGTATGTGCTGTAGGAAAAGAACTAAGAAACCTACAGCAAAGGACATGTGAGGAATTGCACCTCACCTAAGACTCATATGATTTGAGTTGCCCTAGTTTAACAATTAAAGGGGGTATATATGTCTACTCTGCCTATTACAGATGTCTTTACGACAGGTTGGTTTTCACGCTCGTGTATTGTGGGATTATACACGATTAAACCCTCACGAGCCTTGTGACGGCTCTTAACAGCTTTCCACTATGAGGGCGAAAGGAACTACTAAGTCCAATGTCGGGGAACCCAGTAAACCCCGAACAGGGCATGTTGGATTTGAACCAACGAATGCAGCAGTCAAAGTGCTGTGCCTTACCGCTTGGCGAATGCCCTATATCTATTGCCACATGAATGCTATGGCAAGTATCTGACCGAACATTATAGCAATGCTAATGAGCCTTGTGGTTACTGTCTCTTTTTCGTTTAATGTGGCACTTGTCATTCCCAATGCGATTAATGCCAGCCATACTGTTGTTGCAATTTTTAATACAAACATGATTTACACCTCATCTTCTTTAAATGTCGAATCAATTATGCATGTAAGAGTAAAAAACACTATTGAAGCAATTATTGAGGCCAGGTCAGGAAAGAATATCGCATGAACCATACAGAACAACATCGCCCATGCAAAAAAGCCCTTAATGAACTTTGGCAAGTATTCAATAATAATCTTGCCTAAAATCTTCCACCTGCGCTTAGACTTAAGTTCGCGAGCTTTATCCATGTACCACTCTGCCTTGCTCATATCCTCAGCCACAGAACCTTTATGCCCGGCACGATATTCATACTTGTATGCAGTAATTTCACACCATTTTGCCACATCCTTAAGTCCGTAAATGTCAATCATTTCATCAATGCACTCTTTACGGTCAGGCAAGTTATAGTGACTAGGGTGATTTACCATATCGGAATTAATTTTGTTAGACTCAAATCCTGTTAATTTCATTGCTGTTAGCTCCTTTACTGTTATATATTATATATAACTAATATTTTATCGTAGTTGTATGTACTGTCTCTTATACACATCTCCGAGCCCACGAGACGTAGAGGAATCTCGTA